AACCGAGTTGCCGTATTCGGAGGCGATCATCTCGACGGCCCAGCGAGTCAGGTTGATCGGACAATACATATCCTGATCTTCCTGATCCCAGATGCGGGCACACCCGAGAATATAATCGTAAGTGAAGAGCTGGATGCCGCCCCAAAACATTTCAGCCTGGAAGCCGATAAACTGCCGCGCGCGGCGATTCAGCCGAGTGGACTCTTCGTATTTCTTGAATCGTTCGGTGAGGCGGTCTTCGACGCGCGAGGTTTGATCCTGCTGCGGAGGATTGGCCGCAGCTTTGACGGATTCGAATTGATCTGGCGCGATCTGGAAGGGTGATGTTGCCATTTAAAGATTCGGCGCGATTACTTGAGTATCCCGTATGTTTTCCACCGTGCCCACGTCTCGGGATCGTCTATCTCGATCTTTCGAAGTTCCAAATACCCGACCAGCTCGAAGAGCCAGCGAGGAGCGCATTCGTTGAACACTAGCGTTGGAGAAATGCGCCCGTCACTCCGCCAGATCCTCCGAATGGCAAGAAACGGTCGCCCGGTAATGCGCCCGATTCTCCAGATTCGATATTCCCATTCCCACCTTGTCACTGCGGAGCTCCATTTCTATGCGCGACGAACGCAGCCGCCGCTTCAACGTATTCCTTCGGGTCCTTCTCGTCCTCGTCTGTTAGTCGACCCGAAGGGACAATGCCCATCTCCTCTTTCATCTGGTTCGTGTACTTCTTGTCGAGGTCGCTTCTATTCGGCGGACGCTGAAGGCCGGTGAACGGTGTCGAGGTCTTATTGATTTGGGCAGCAACGGGGTCCTTTTCAGGAGAGGCGGGGAAGATCGCCGGGATGCGGGCCTGGAAGATCGCGATGTAGTTCACCAGCCGTTTGACTTCAGCCTGAGAAGTATCGAGCCGGGTTTGCAGATCGTTGCGCGACCGCTCCATCTCGCGGAAGGCGAAGCTCCTGCGAGGCGTGAACAGTCGCGCTATGAACTGGCGAAAGGTCATCGGTTGTCAGTAAACGTTCGAGCCGCTCGCGAACTCTGCGTAGTCCTGGAGTGTCTTGTCGAAGGTCGTGTCGGACTGAATCATCTGGTAGAAATTCTCGCGAAGATCAGTCGCCGCAGCTGCTGTGTTGACCGTCGTGAGAGCGTTGATTACTGCGTTGGTGAACTTGCCGGATGGTATTCCGACCTCCTGAAGCCACGCGACTTCGCGCTTGAGCATATCGAAGGGAGCGCGGTCCGCGATGTTCACCGCTGCCGAGAGTTTTCGCACTTCGATCTGAGCTATCAACGCCGCCAGAGTTGCGCGGCCTGTCACGTCAGCCGCTGTCAGTCCGAGTTTTGCGCACTTGTTCACCAGTCGGCAGCCGAACTTCGCCCTAATTTCATCGCCCAAATTCAACAGTAAATTGTTGCCCATATCTCTCCTTATCGGCGGGGCTTATATTTCTGCAAGATGCTCTGTCGAGCGCTTTGAATAGCAGGGTGCTTGCTCTTGACCTTCGCGCGAGCTTCAAAGCGAGCAAAGTAAGAATCTGATTTGGCTTGCTCTCGTTCGAGCGGCGGGAGGGAGTTGATAGTCTCACTCTTGAACTCAGGCGGCATCTCGTCGTCTTCCTCCTGCTCCTGTGTCTTTCGTTGAGAACGGGGCCAGTGAACATCGGCCATCATTCTCAACCAATCAACCGCGTCATCGAAGAGGCCCTTCTTGGGCTTCAGTCCCTCGATGCCGCCAGGACTTGTCGGATTCTTGTACTCCGGGATCTCTTGCCTGAGTCGTTTGAGCCCACGGCTATCAACCATGTTGGCTTTATCGACCTGTTCGTCTTGTACCACAAGAAACAATCTTGGGCAACCAATAATCCACGGACGGAACGGATGCCTGAACGGCACGCCACTCGGAAGCTTGTCTCTCACCAGCAAGTAATCCTGAATCTCTTCGACGCCGCCCTGCGCTTTTGCGTTCCACTTCGAGACCTTCAAGTCGCGATATCCTGGCGCCGTCTTGGAAAGCGAGCGATACGTATTGCACGCCGCGGAAGCTTCGTGCGACATCACCGCGTTCTTGATCCGACCGACGGCAATGTGATGCTCTCGAAGCCAATCGTCAATCGCCATTCCCACCGGAGTTGGCGCGACGGCCTCTACGTCCTCTCGGCTTCCCGCTTCGATGTTCGCACGCATCCAGTTGGCGACCGCCGCCTGGTTATAGATCGTGGAAGGGAACCCAAGTTCTCCCACGATGAAGAAGCATTCGTTCAACCGCATCTCTTGAGCCGGCCGCCAACCAAAGCCGGTCATACAGGGATGCTGATGCGTGGTACCCCAATCCTGAGACCAGGTCACGTCGCCGCGCAGCGGAATCATTGGATTGCCGTCGGGGTCATAGCTCTTGTAGAAGTCCGCGAACTCCGACCAGGAGATGACGTGAATCTTTTCATCGAACATAGGAAAGAGACTCCCGGACTCGGCAACGTCTACCGCGTGTTGAGCCTCGCGCATAAACGAGCCAAAGCCCCAGGTGTTGATCTGGTTTTGACAGGTCTCGATGTTCTGACCTTCCCAGCTCGGCTTACCGCGCAGGATGAAATACTTGATGCCTCTGATTTCGTAGTCGACGCCGCGAACTGGCTTCTCCGGCCAGTCCTCGATTGCCCTATGCGGTCCGTTCACAATTCGATCAAGCAGGAAGTCCGCACCGCCATTTTCCTGAAGCGCGCTGAAGATGGAGTTCTTATGGATAAGGTTTTGTACTCCGTTAACGGCGCAGTCGTTTGAACCTGCCGGCAGGAGCGTGTCCTTGATCATCTGCTTTTTCTTGGCGACCGTATCGGGCGAGTCGTGGCGCGCGTCGATGTCGTCCATAAATATGATGTCGGGCCTCTGCTGTTCGGCTTTCAATCCGCGAATGGATTTCGACTCAAGCCCGAGAGCGTCGACTATCAGGCCGCGGGCGGTCCATAGCCGGTTGCGGCGCCACGCTTTAGGGTCACCGTAGGAATTTAATTCGCGCTGAGCCAGGTCGGGATAGTGGTGTTTTACTTCGGGAAGGCCGAGCATTGACTCGACGGTTTTCAAGTGATCGTCGGCCTGATCCTGCGCGCCGCAGACGTAGACAGCATACTTCCGGGTTTTTCGTGCGCCGATTGCAGGACAGAGAAGTTCCACGGACGTGCTCTTCGCGCCGCCGCGCCCAAAGATTTCGATTAGAGGAAGGGGCCGGACTCCCGGCTTCAACTCCCACGCCCATTCCCAGTGAATTCTGTGGCGCTCGGCAAACGGAGCTGTTACGTAGGAGGGAAAGAGATCGCGGAGCCAACGCTCCCAGTCGGAGTCGTCGTAGGCATCGTGTGTGCGGTTTTGGATCTTGCGGGCGCCTTCGAAGAAGTTGGCGAGTGTGAGTTTGAGGGCTTCGGTACTCATCAGCGTTGAGCCTGGACGCGCTGGGCCTGTACACGTTGAGGCTGCGTTGTTTTCGCTGGGGCTGCGGATACGCGAGTCGCCCAGGTTGGAGTTGCCGGGTCAACGGATTCGCGGACGAATGGGATGCCCGCCTTCAGCTGCTCCGTAAAGCCCTCCGGCTTACGCTTGACCTGCTCGCCTTTGAATGGGTTGCGGGTTGGGGCGCCAGCCTCTTCTCGGTCAATCACGCCGGCGAACTCCTTCATTATCTGCGGCTCGACCCACCCCGCGACGAGCTTACCCAGTATGTTCTCGACCTTCTTGGCGCTCTCTAACGCTTCGACCACGTCGGTATACTGGCCGAGGAAGGGAACCTGATGGCCCAACCCCCTGGCGCTTGCGCCGCCACCACCCAAGGCACCTTGCTTCAGTGACTCGCCGAAGCTGTCCCCCTGCGCTCTCGCCTCATCGAACTCACGCCGCATCGTGGCAAAGACCTGTGCTACTTCGACGGTCGGGCTATGTGAATACCTGTGCGAGATCGTCAACGGTCCGATCTTTATGTCGCCTGGATGCGGCTTGTCTTCGTCCTGTTTCTCCCCTCTCTGGAAGTAGCCGCCGAAAATCTTTGCTCCGCCCGCACCGCCGATCGCAGCAGCAATCAATCCGACCGTTCCGCGATTCAAAAGACGCATCGTCTTGTCGGCTTCTTCCGGGGTCATCTTCTCCAGCATTCCCGGCTTGCGAGCTTGGAGTGCTCGCAGTGCGCCCCGCGGAACGCCCAGCAGATATTCGCCAACGGTCTGCGCCACGTAGTTCGCTGGCACCTTTCGAACGGGAGCAATGATGCGAGAAATGCTCTTCGCTTGATCCGACCAGCCGCTTTCCGCTCGACTCCACGACTTGCTGAAAGCGTTCTCGCCTAACAGTACGGTTTCTTCGGAGTCACGATAGGCGCGCTTTTCGCATTCCGCTCTGACGTTCGGGTCGTTCGGGTCAAAGCCTCGACGCTGAACCCAGTCCAAATTCATACGGAGCGAGCGATTGAATTCGGCGTGTTTGGCAAGGTTCTTCTCGGCCGCGTGTATCCGCCCAGGTATTGCGAGCACC